GCCGCTTTGGTAGAGTTAGGCCAATTGGGTGAGTTTCCGCGAGTATTCTACGACAAAGAAGAAGATGCCATTCATCACCGTAGCAGTATTGCTAACCTACAGCAACAACTAGCAACCAAACAAACAGAAACAGATCCTTATGATGAACAGATTGCAGAAATGCAAACACAGGCTGTTGAAGAAATTAACTTTGATGTAATCAACGATTTAACTAATGTCAAGGACCACCAAGAGTTTTTGTTAAAGTTACTAACCAACAAAGATTCGTTTATTCGTAAACGTATTATTGATCAGAATTTAAGTTATTTGAACGCCCGCTTGGGTCAATACCTGGACCGCATTGGCTTACCACACACCGTTAAGTTCAACAATGATCTTAGCGTAAGCATTACGGAACTGGGTAGAGATTTAGACTTTGACAACTTGTCACGTGGAGAACGCAACCGCTTGATTTTATCATTGAGCTGGGCCTTCCGTGATGTATGGGAAAGTTTATATCAGCCTATCAACTTGTTGTTTATTGACGAGTTGGTTGACAGCGGTATGGATAGTTCAGGTGTTGAAAATGCACTGGCTATCCTGAAAAAGATGTCGCGTGACAGCAACAAGAGTGTTTGGCTAGTCTCGCACAAAGATGAACTTGCAGGTCGTGTTAATAATACCTTGCACGTTGTTAAGGAAAATGGATTTACAACCTACAACACCGACATTGACATTGTTTAACTTAGAAGAGATTCATGTTGAACTAAGCAGTAAGTGTACACTAAAATGTCCACGCTGTCCTCGCACGGAGTTAAAGCCCGAGCAACTCAACAGAGAAATTACTCTGGAAGAATTCAAAAGATCGTTTGATCCCGAAACACTGGCCAAAGTTAAAAAGATAGTGTTCTGCGGAGATGTAGGAGATCCTATATATGCCCGAGACTTTTTAGATATCATCAAGTATATCAAAAGTAATACGTGGACTGCTGTAAGCATTGTTACTAATGGCAGTTATAAAGACGCCAAATGGTGGCAAGAACTTGGATTGATGTTGGATGCCAACGATAAAGTCACATTCAGTATAGATGGGTGGGATCAGGCCAGCAACGAACAGTACAGAGTCAACAGTAATTGGGATAGTATCATTGCTGGTGCCAAAGTATTACGTGCATCCAGTGTGTGTAACATGACATGGTCCTGCATATATTTTAGTTTTAACTATAAAAAGATTGCAGACATTTCTAAGATTGCACAGGATCTAGGATTTAATTCGTTCGAAGCTGTGCGTAGCAGTAAGTTTGGATATCAATATTTTGTCAATGGTGTAGATCCGTTGATGCCTGTTAAACAATATGTGTCCGAAGATCAACAGTATCGTAAAGAGCATTTGTTTTTCAAGCCGCCTGTATTAGATATTAAACTAAAACAAATTAACGAGGACGCACACCCATGGGCACGTTGTCTTAAGTGGACCAAAGAGCTGTTTATCAGCGTAGATGGACTTGTGTTTCCGTGTCCTTGGTTCAACAGCGGTTATCAGGATAACGACTTTGTACAAAAGTATGCTGATCGATTAAGTATTAAAACTCGTTCTTTAACAGAGATATTAAATGATCCACTGTGGGACGAGTTTATCACAAGAATAGAAACCATGCCTTTAGAGGTATGTAAAATGAAATGCCGTGACTGTGAAAAATAATAAAGTATATTGCCCCATACCCTGGACAGAAGTACATATCAATGCCGATGGTACTTACCATCCCTGTGGCGCTCAACCCAATCGTGTGTCTGGTACTGAGTTTGGTAGTCAGCACAATGTACATAACATGAGCATACACAAGTGGATGCAGAGCATGTATCAACAACAAAACAGAATTAACAAACTCAATAGTGTAGCTGACGACCTATGCAACATGTGTTACCGCGAAGAAGAGCTGAACAAAAGCAGTAAACGCAAGCGTGAACTAGACAAATTTACAGAAATACCTGCTAAATTTTTAAGCCCATACACATTTGATTTGCCTGTTAGTTATCATATCAGCTTAGGCAACGAGTGTAATCTAGCCTGTAGAATGTGCGGCCCCACTTTTAGCAGTGCCAGTGCCGCAGAACAGAAACGTATAGGTATTTGGGACGGCCCAGTTAAACTAAATTGGACCGATGATCCTGCGGCATGGCAAATGGTTATTAATACCATGACTGCTACACCCGACCTGCAGGCAGTACACGTAATTGGTGGAGAGCCATTGATTAATGATCGCTTTGAGCGTATGGTAGATGCACTAATTGCGGCCAATTTAACCAATATCTACATAGGATTTACTACCAACGGCACATTCTTTGATCAAGGATTAGTAGAAAAACTCAACGTTTTCCGCCACGTAGACATAGGAATCAGCATAGAAACCGCTGATAAACTCAACGATTTTGTACGCACAGGCACGGATACTGCACAGGTACTAGAAAACATTAAATTGTTTCTAAAGCATCGCAAAGCAGGACATGTTTATGTTACAGTACGAACTGTGCCCAGTGCGTTAAGCGTACACAGCATAGACGGTTTATTTAAATGGTGCATTGAGCACGAAGTTGATGTTATGAGTAACATGTTATTTCGCCCCGAGCACCTAAGAATCAATAATTTACCAGAAAATATAAAACATAGGCTACTTGAAAAATTCTCATCATGGCAATATTCTACTAGAGATACCACAGGCACCAACGACAGAGACCCAACTTATTTTAGAGAACACATAGATCACGAGCTACGAGCCATTGTAAAAATGCTAGAACAGCCTGCAGATCCACAAATGACAGAAAAACTTTATGGCACACTAGAATCATGGCAATGGTTTAACGACAAGGATATAAGAAATTATTTCTTCATTGCATAACAGCATAACTAATAATGCAATGACATGGTTATATCAAGGAAACACAGTTGAGCAGTTACCGGAAGATTGCGTGGGCTTTGTCTACGTAATCACCAACAACACCAATGGACGCAAGTATATTGGTAAAAAGCTAGCCAAATTTTCAAAAACCACGTACAAAACCGTTAAACTCAAAAATGGCAATAAGAAAAAGAAAAAAATTCGCAGTAAAATAGACAGTGACTGGCAAACTTATTATGGCTCCAACGAAGAATTAAACAAAGACGTACAAACACTAGGCACAGAAAATTTTACACGAGAAATACTTTTTTATTGCAAATCTAAGGCAGAATGTAGTTATATTGAGGCTCGTGAGCAATTCACAAACAAGGTATTAGAATCGGCTGATTACTACAACGGACATATACAAGTCCGTGTCCATGGCTCCCACATTAAAAACAAACTTTAATTATACAGTAGTAAGCTAGCATCGGCTAAAAACGGATGCCCAAGACAACTGGACCGCGGGTCACAGGGACGGAAGACTCTTCGCTGTAAAGAGCACTTAGCAACTATCCTTAACAGGACGATGATCGGATATGCCTATGAACCGGTTTTGCTATTTGAAAGATTTTAGGAAAGGCTAAAAGACGTGGATGCGAATCCACAGGTTTGTTATATGTGTTAGCGTATGTATAACAAGCTGCCGTTGTAAAAGACGGAACGAGCAGGTACCGGACAACCGCCTGTGTTAAGCAGTAATGCTTTATAGTTCTAACGCTAAGTGACTGTTCGTACTCGGATGAAGCTCACTTTTTTGCCCTGTGCGGGCAAAGTGTGACCAAGGTATCTGGATGAAACTAACATCGCTTCGCTCTTGTTTATCATAACAAATAAAAAAAATGTTTCTGAGCTACTGCGAAAGAAACAGACTTACGAAGTAAGTCTCTAAACTGTTAGAAATAAGGTAATCCTGTTTTCTTAGTAGTTTCTAGATTATCGCTTATGAGTTTTCCTATTTCTTCTCGTTCTGGAAATGAAAGTTGCATGGCTTCATCGTAACTGATAGAACCACGCATGTGCCAACAAATTCTTAGTGCTTCTCGTTTAAGGGCTTTTGTCTCTCGTTCTAGCTGATCAAAATACTGTAACAGCTCTTCGTTGGACTTTAAAGCCAAAAGCCTCATCCGAAAAAATTTGATTGATCGAACGTTATGTCTGATGTATATTGAGTTTCGCAGTTATCACATTTAATACGCAACGGTTGTAGTTTATTCTCGCTTGAATACTGATCAATCTGTGTTTTTAATGCATCGTATGTTTGACGTTCACAATTTTCTAGATATTCTTTAATATCTTCGGGGTTACGAACTACTACTCCGTCCTCTGTTGTAATGCTGTCAATGCTGTTTACCAGTGTAAGTACACTTAGATTGGTTAATCTTTTAAAACTAGCTTTAAACTGTTCGTTCTTTTGAGTTTCATCTAATCCTTCTGCACCAAATACCGCTAATAATTTTTGTTCTTCAAAAGCTACTAAATTAGCAGTATTCATTGCGGCAAATGTCTGTGGCTTAAATTTAAACTGTAGATTATCAAAGTTTTGATCTTGGTATTCGGAAACTCTAATACGGTCTAACAAGTTAACTAATTCAACTGAATTTTCGTTTTCGGTTTTGCAATTAGGACAGGTGCTGGTGATATCTAATGTTTGTCCGTAGCTGGCTAATCTAATAGCAATTAGTATAGCATCTAAATCGATTGTGGGGCAAGCATAAGGATCAATGATATCCGGAATACAACTTTTAATTGTATCTGCTACCCCTGCACCGTTCATTAACGCATCGGGTGTTTTTAATGCTATTTCGTCTTTGACTGTCATTGGATAAACTGGTAATTCCCCAGTTGGCGGGATAGTAATTGAGCCCTCGGGCCAAAATTTACCCTGACTAGGTAGTTTAATATAAACAGCTGGTTGTCTGAAATGCTTGGCTAATGGATTGGTATTGCCCATGGTTTTGATCCCCATAAATATAATTGAATATACTCTTATTTATTTGGTAAACTATGGCGATTAAAGTAAACGTACCTGGTGTGGGTGACATTGAAATACAAGGGGCCGCTGAAGAAGCGACCATGCAAAAAATACTGGCCGCAGTATCTAGGACTGCTAAAGGTAATGCAGATAACGCCAAGAGAACTGATGAAGCCCAAAAAAGGTTTATTAGAAATACCAAAGAAGCTGAGGAAGCGTTAAC